CACATCGCCGAGCGACACGGCCCGTGGGCGCGGGTAATCGCCGGGATCGACGAGGGCTACACCAACCCCGCGGTGCTGCTCGTTGTCGGTCTGGACGGCGACGACCGCGCGCACGTGATCGAGGAGTACTACCAGCGCCGGGTGCTGCAAGCAGACTTCGTTCTGCAAGCCCTGGCGCTGCAACGTCGGCACGGCGTCAGCATGTTCTATGCCGACCCGTCCGCGGCCGGCCTGATTGCAGACCTGCGAGCATCGGGCCTACCCGTCCAGCCCGCGAAAAATGATGTGCTGGGCGGTATTCGTCACGTGCAGGCGCGGCTTGCTGTCCAGGGCGATGGCCGGCCCCGACTGACGATTGACCCGGAGTGCGCCAACGTCCGGTCTGAGCTGCTGTCCTACGTGTGGCGCGAGCGCAGCGACGGCACCCGGCTGGACGCACCGGAGAAGGCAAACGATCACGCGATGGACGCGCTGCGCTATGCCCTCTACAGCGCGGGCATTGCACCGCCAGCACCTGCGAGATCGAGCCAGCCGCGCGTTGCAGCACCGCCTGCGCCGCGCGTCGGGCTGAACCAACGGCCCCGACTGCCGGGGATGGGGAGCTAACGCAGCATGAGCCCAGCCCCCCGCCCTACTGAGCTAACAATTGCCGTGCTGCTGCCTGGCCAAGAGCAGCGCATCGTTTCCGGCCGCGTGGCGCGCATGATTGCTTGGCTGTGCGACAACCAGCGCCAGATTGAGCGGATCAAGCGCGGCCGGCTGGACGTGGGCTTTTCGGGCGACTATCAGGAATGGCACGTGACCGAGACCCGCGCGGGATATTGACAGCAGCGCGCGGTCGTGGTACACTGAGCCTAAGCACAACTCCAGCCGCAGAAGGACACACGGCGACACTCTGACATCCCGTCAGCGCGTCGCCGTGTTTTGTTTTCACCGCATGAATGTTCTCGCCGTCGTTGCAGCGCCGCCGAATCTGCCGAGACTCGCGTCAAGCGAGGAACTGGCCCGCATCCAGGAAGCGCCGGGCGTGACAATGCGGGTTGTGACGGACGCAACAGCGGCGCGGGTTGCCAGGATGCTCAGCATGGAGCAGTATGACGCCGTGCTGTGGATCGGCCACGGCGAGGCCGGTAGCCTGATCACGCAGGACGGGCGAATAGACCCGCAATGGCTGGCGGCGCAACTGAGCAGCCGCCGCGTGAAAACGGCAATCATCGCCACCTGTTGGAGCAGCCTTCGGCCCGTTGGCGGCCAGCAAGCAGCGCAAAGTTTCGCCGATGCGCTGCCCGCGTCTGGTATCGACACCATCACCATGCAGACATCGGTGAGCGACCGAGCCGCAATTGAATTTGACGTTGAACTATTGACACAGCTTGCTGCCGGGCTGTCGTTGCGGACGGCGTATCAGGTGGCGCTGAACCGGGCGGCGCAATTCGGCGAGGTGCAAGCGCCGCAACTGAGCAGGCGCGACAGCGATCAACAGGCTGACGTGCTGCGGAACATGGACGCACGCGTGGAAGACATTCAGGACACGCAACGCCAGATGCAGCACAGCCTCGACCGGCTTGAGGAACGATTGGCCGTGGTAGAGCGTGACCTGCGGCAAATGCACAACCCGCACATTGACCGGCAATATCTGGTTGTCGGCGCGGTCGTTATGGCGGCAATGCTGATCCTGCTGTTGTTCGTGACGTGGAGGTTGATCTAGTGGACACCTGGGCCATGCTGCGCTTTGCCCTGTACCCCGTGATGCTGGTCTCCGGCGTCGCGTGGGCGCTGCTGTTCTGGCGGCAACGACCGCGGAACGTGGCCGCGCCGCTGGCCGCAGGGCTGGGCGCTGCTGTCGCGGTGCAAGGCGCGGCGGGGTTCTTGGCGTTGCCGATCTCCCCAGCGCCAAACGGCCTGACAAGCGCCATGTTCACGGCTGGCGTATTGGCCGTGGCGCTGACCGCGACCTACGGCGCAATCGTCATGCTGCGTGAGGCGTGGGCATGATGACGTTGCTTGTCGGATTTGCCATCGGGGCATTCGCCATCATCGCGACTCGCAAGGATGGGCCGTTGGGCATCATCGCCCGCGTTCGGCAAGCCGTTGGGGCGCCGCTGCAATGCTCAGTATGCGCGGCGTTCTGGTTCTGGCTGGCGTTGTCCCCGCTATTCGTTTTGCCTGACGGGGTATCCGTCACCGAGGTCGTTTCCTTTGGCGGCGCGCTGGGCGTCGCTTTCGCCGTGCTGGCCCTGGCCGGCGCGTTAGATTTGGACAGGTGATCATGCAAAATATCCGAGTTCCCGGCCTGGCGTGGGTTGCCCTGATTATGGCCGTGGTGGGCTGGCTGCAAGGCGAATGGTTCGCGGGCGAGCCGTGGGTTCCGGGCGTCGTGCTGATGCTGACCGCTGCGGCCAAGCTGTTGCAGATGTATGTGTGGACGGACGCGACCGTCACCCGCAGCGTGAGCGATGACGCGCCCGGCCGCGCGTTTCAGTTTTTCTGGGCGTAGATCATGCTCAAGTACGACGAAGCCAACGGCTGGCGCGAGGGCTGCGGCTGTTCTGGCAAGCCCCTCTCCAAAGTCACCCTGCCGGCCGACAGCGCACCGGTGATCTTCGTGACGCCGACCGCGCAGTATGTCGCCGTCAACGGCCACCGCTACCATGCCAAGCCCGGCTTGATTGCGGTGGACGTGCGCGATGGCGACATTGCCGCGCTGGGCAACCGAGCGCGGCTGGCCAGCCCTACTGAACTAACGCGCCTGACGGGCTACCGGAGCCGAGCGTGAGCAAGAAACGCAAGCGCGGCCTGCCTGTGGTGCAGGAGAGCCAAGTCACCATCCAGGCAGCGCCGGGCACTTCACCCGCGCCGCAGAATGTGACTGTTGGCGCGCCGGCAGACCTGGCAAGGCCATACCTGGCGGCAAACATCAACGCCTATATGGCAATGCTTAGCGCGTTGCCGCAGGCGTTTGACGATCTGTCCAAGCAGTTCGGGATCGACATCTATGACCAGATGTTGACCGATAGCGAGGTTGCCGCGTCGCTTGATGTGATTGTCTATGCCGCTGTGGCTACTCCCCCCGTGGTCGACGCGGCGCTTCCGCCCGACGACCCCGATTACGGCATGGCGGTACTGATCGCCGACTTCGTTCGCGAGATGATGGACGGCTTGTCCATCTCGTTGCAGGACACGCTGCGGGTGCTGGTGCGCCAAGCGCTGGCCTACGGCACCGCGCTGGGCGAATTAATTTTCGAGGCGACCGGCGACGCCTGGCTGATATCAGATATCCGGGTTGCCGACCTGCGCCAGTTCTCCCTGATCGTGGACGGGTTCAATCAGGTTCACGGCATCGCCCCGACAATGCTGCATGAACGGTTCCCGGTTGGCGCAATGATGCCGATCCATGACGGCCAGGTTCTGGACAACGTGATGCCGCGCAGCAAGGCGCTGCTGCTGGCCTGGCAGCCCACGGGCAGCGATCCGCGCGGCAAGTCGTTGCTCCGGGCCGCCTACGCGCCGTGGTGGGCCAAGCAACAGATCATCAACGAGATGGTGACTTGGTTTGCCAGGTTCGCGCAGCCGTCCATCTGGGGCACGACCGCCGAGGGCGCGCAGGACATTTGCATCACCAACCCGGATGGATCGCAGACTATCGAGCGCCCCACCGACCAGCTACTAGCCGCGCTGATGCAGTTCCGCAATGCGTCGGCTATCGCCCTGCCCTATGGCTCGCAGGTCAACACGATCAACGTTTCCGAGTCAGGCGCTGTGTTCTTTGCTGGCCTGGACTGGGCCGACAACGCGATCCGCCGCGCGATACTCAAGCAGCATCTAGCGACCGGCGAGGGCCAGCACCAAGCCCGCGCGGCGGCCGAGGTGCATCAGGACATCCTGGGCTTGATGATCCTGACAGTTCGCAACTGGCTGGGCGATCAGGTGCGGCGTGACGTGTTCCGCCCCATCGTCCTGGCGAATTTCGGAGATGACGCCGAGCGGTTCACCCCGTTGCTCGACCTGGGCGACGGTGACGGCTTCCCCATTTCCGCGACCGAGGTCGCCAGCCTGGCCGCGGTTGGCTGGTTTACGGATGACCAAATGGCGGTCATGGACAAGCGGCTTGGTCTGCCTGTCCGAGGTGTGTAATGCCTGATCTATCGGTTCAGCTTTCCCGCAGCCTTGCGCGAGTGCATGGCATCAAGGCTGTTCAGCCGCAGGCGCAGCCTGGCGTCCTGGACGTTCTGATCGCGCCGTTCTGGGGCCCCAACAACGGACGCGACGCGCACGGCCAGTATTTCACCCCCGATACCGAGTTCATGCATGACGTGATCCCGACTCCGCCTGTGTTCTACTATCATGGCGCGGAGATGGGCGAGGCCCCGACGCCCATCGGTAAATCGGCGGACAGATGGGTGGATGATCTTGGAGTGTGGCAAACGGTCATGCTGGATATGACCGACCCCAACGCCCGCCGCACGTGGCAGGCGTCCCTGGCCGGCAATGCGTTTGCATCTACCGGCGTTGTGCCCGCGAGTCTGGTAGTCAACGGACAGACGGGCGAAATCGAGCAATGGCTGATCGGCGAGATCAGCCTAATGGTGCTGAGCGACGGTCAGGAGCCAGCCAACACCTACGCGATAGCGGTACCCCGGCTGAAGGCTTTACGGGACAGCCTGACACCGGAGCGGCGCAGGTTGTTTGATGAAGTCTACCAGGTAGGAACCCCCAAACAAGGAGCAACCCCTATGGATGTGATCGAAAAGCTACAGGCGTTTTTCGCCCGCTTCATTGCTGAGTTGTCGGCAGAACTCGAAATGCCCGTTAACGAGGCCGCTGACACCGTAGCAGATGCGGCAGACGATGGCGCGGACATGGCCGGTGAGATGGACGGCGAGATGGACGGCGAGGACATGACCGAGAAGTGCGAAGGCTGCGACGACTCGGAGATTGCAGGCGCTGTCAGCACGTTGCTAGACGCCCTGGACATTGGCGAGGATGATACTGAGCCAATCATGTCCAAGAGCGCCAACCAGTTGCGCCGCGAAAACGCCCGTCTGCGCGCCAAGCTGGCCAGGCAAGCCGACAACAACTGGCTGAATAAGCAAGTGGCGGCCAAGCGCCTGACGCCCGCGGAAAAGCCCGCGGTCATGGAGGCGCTGGTCAAGGCCCGCGCCAGCGGCAAGAGCGGATCGGACACCGCCGCTGCAATCCGCAGAATGATCGAGGCGCGCCCTGCCAGCGGGCAGCGCACTTCGATCAAGGCGGCCGGCATGAGCCAGGCGGGCTTTAGTTCGCCCAACGGCGCAGGGATCGACCCCGCAACCCTGGCGCGCATGAAATCCTACGCGGGGATGGAGTAACCGATGGCGAATTGCCCCGACTGCCCCGACTGCTGCAACGAGCCCTGCTTCGAGCAGCTTGAGTGTGTGTATTCGTGCGGGCCGTGCTGCCATTTCGAGGTTGTGCCAGCGGCCAATCTCGACCTGCTGGCAGGTACGATCATGGCCCAGCGCGACGAGGATGGCAAGTGGGCCGCGTACGACCCGGACGCGACCAACGGCTTGCAGTACCCCCGCGGCGTGCTCAAGTTCACGACCGTGACCGACGCCAACGGCCGCGTGACCAACATCGGCAACACGTTCATGCAGACCGGCTGCACGCCGTTTACGACGAACGTGTACTACGAAGGAACGTTCAACGTGGCTGACACGTTCGGCAATCTGGCCGCGGCGCTGGGCAACCCCGCGTTCGGCCGGATGATGGAAGGCGCTGTGGCTGGCCCCGGCGTCTGGAAACTGGTGTAAGGAGGTACGATCATGCCAGCTACCGTTCACGGGTGTTCGTACCCGACCAATGCGGAACTGATGCAACTGCAACGGGATCTGATGCCCCGGTACATGGAGGGGCGCTTGGGCCTGGAGATCATGCCCTTCCGCAACTCTGACGCCGACCGCATCATCTACAACCAGCCGGACATCTTCCGCGGGCTGCAATCCTGGCGCGGGCTGGGCAAGCCGGCCCGTCAGACCGCTGACCGTCTCAATCCCTTTGGCCGCAATTGCGAGGTTGCGCCCGGCTATTGGGGCGAGTTCGACAACATCGACGAGGAACTGCTGACCCGTGGTGTGCAGCCTGCGACTTGCTCAAGCCCCCTCGACCTGACCGAGCACATGACCAATCTGACGCTGCGGCTGTTGGAGCGGCGCCTGAACCGGATCGAGTTTCTCATCTGGCAGGCACTCGCCTTCGGCAGATACGAAGCGCAGAACAGCCTGGGCCAGATCGTGCATGAGCAGAGCTACAACGTCACAACGATTTCGTCGGCGATCCCGTGGAGCACCTACGCCACGGCCACCCCGCTGAACGATTTCCGCATGATCCAGCTGCTGAGCCGTGGCACAAGCGCGTCGTTCGGTGTAAACGCCACGGCCTACATGAACCGCATCACGGCCAACTGCCTGTTCCGCAACACCAACCCCAACGACGTTGGCAAGGCTGGCCTGACCGCCTGCTGCACGTTCATGGGGCCGGATATCGTCAACCAGCAGTTCGCCGCGCAGGGTCTGCCCCAGATCGTGATCTACGACGAGGGCTACGTCGCCGACGACGGCACCTTCTACCCCTACATCCCCAACGGCCGCGTGGTTGTGGTTGGCACCCGACCTGGCGGCGAGCGCATCGGGAACTACGTCTTCACCCGCAACGCCGTGGGCGCGGCCGTCTCTAGCGGCCCCTGGGTGAAAATCGTGGACAACGCCGATCGCGCTGTACCGCGGCGCATCGAGGTCTTCGACGGCCACAACGGCGGCCCCGCGATCTGGTATCCGCGGGCTATCGTTGTCCTGGAAACCGGCTGCGCGTAGGCGCATATAGCACCTGTGGACAATCCACAGCACGAGAGGTCAGGCATGGCGAAACGCAACCTGGCGGCGGAAACTGAGGCGCGGCTGTCTGAGTATCTGCTGTCAATCACCACCGATTACCTGGTCAATCCGTCCAGCGATACGCCGCTTTCCGGCGACCACACCCGCGGCGAGCTTGAGGCCGCGGGCGTGGATGTGGACGCCCTGCTGGCCGCGGGCGTCCTGGAGGTGACGGATCGTGTCCGCAAAGCAGGTTGACCTGCGCATCAGCGCGGCCGGTGGTCATGGCCCTGGCACCGCCACCGTGGACGGCATCCCGGCCGACCTGTGGGCGCGCTTCGTGGAGCGCGCCACGGAGATCATGCCGGAGAAGGGCGCGGACGCGTGGGCGTCCGTGCTCTCTGAGGTCGTGGCCAGCACGGGCGGTGGCGGTAGCACGCACACGCTGATTATGACCGACATCCCCAACAGCGCGGCCGATGCGCTGGACGCCGTAGCCGCTGAGGTGGACGAAAGCCCGGACGGACTGATCGCTCAGCTCTACCGGTACGCCGACGCGGGCGCGCTGCACCTGGTGCGGATGCACGACGATCTGAAACAGCAACCGTCGCACCTGGTTGTGCTCTATGGCGTCCCGCAGCGGCATTGGGACGCCTGGGCCAAGCTGGCCGGGATGGTAGACGAAACGCCCGAATCGCTGTTCGGCCTGCTGGTGCAGTTGGCCGAGCAGGGGAAGGTCAAGGCGAACAAGGAAGTCGATGGCACTACTCCCCCGAACGGTGACAGGCCGCGGTCTGGGCGGGCGAAACAACGCCCCGCCCCCGACGCTTGACCCCACCGATACCGAGCTAACCAACGAGGACATCCGGGACGCCCTGCGCGAGCTGCTCGACCTGATTGGCCCGGAGCGCATGGCCTGGCTGATTTTGGGCGTCCCCAACGAGAACCAACGGAGCACCCGCCGTGCCGTCCTTCAAACAGCGCGACCGCGCCAAGCGCGTTGAGCCAGTCGAGACCAAGCGCGTCGTGGGCAACGAGCGCAGCACGCTGATTGACCGCGTTTTGCAGGCGCTGGAAAAACCCGCCGCTGCGCAGGAGGCCGCGCCGTCCATCCAGCCCGCGTCACGTGAAACCGCCGCGCAAGCGGCCGCGCGTATCGCTGAGCCGGAGCCCGCGCCCACCCGCGCAAACCTGATTGACCGGGTGCTGGCGCGGCTGCGCGGCGAGCCGGCCCCTGCGCAGTCCGTGGCCGAGGGCATGGAGGCCGTCGCGAGGGACGATCAAAGCCTGACCGGCCGCGTTGCGCAGGAGACGGCAAAACTGATCCGCGACAATGACAACCTGGCGCGGGCAATCGACGACGCGGCCGCGGGGCGCACCCAGCCCCAGCAACGCCGCGACGTGGAAGGCGACCTTGAAAAGCTGCGCGCCAAGTACCGCGATCGGTTCCGCGGCCTGGCCGAGCAGCTTGTGGCTGGCGAGATTGGGCATGGCAAGTTCCGCTACGAGATGGGTAAGGAAGTCAAGCGGCTACAAACCCAAGCCGCGATCCTGGGCGCTGGCGGACAAGGCAACATGACCGACAATCAGCGGCGGCTGCTTGACCGGTCTGTGAAAGACCAACTGGCCTACCTGGATGGGTTCGTGCGGGACATCCGCGAGCACGTCAACGCCGGTAAGCCAATTCCGCAGCGCATGATCAGTCGTGCCGGTTCCTACGCCGCAGCCGCGGACGTGACCGCGGATCAAGCCCGCCGTCAGAGCATGGCGGACGAAGTAGCCGAGGACAGCGCCGACCTGTGGGAGGTGCGCGTCCTCGGCGTCGCGGAACACTGCAATGATTGCGTGGAGTACGCAGGACGGCCCGCGCCAGTCGGTACGCTTCCTCCCATCGGCGACTCGGAATGTGGGCAATACTGCAAGTGCAGGTTTGAGTATGGCCCGCGCGAGGAGCTAGAGCGCAAATACGGCCGCGGTGCATCATGAGCAGCTACAACGATCTGATCGACAGCGACCCCATCGAGCGCGACCCGCACGAGCATGAAGCCGACGCCGACCTGCTGGGCATCGAAGACGGCGACGGCGACAGCGACACAGACCTGTTCGACGAGGAGCCGCTTGAGGCTTTCGACGGCGACGACGACACGCCCGGACAGACCGACCAGCCGCAGAACGAGGAGCCGCGAGCCGAGAAGCCGTTCCAGCGCCGCGACCGCACAGCGCGCGACGACGAGGACACCAGCCGAGCGGATGATGTGGACGAGGAGCAAGAGACCGACGAAGTAGCCGAATACGCTGAGGTTGACTACTCCGACGAAACCAGCATCCTGGCTGAAATCTACGAGGAGCCGCAAATCTACCGCGCGCAGTTCGCAGCGCAGGAGATCACCATCCCCGATGAAGACGAAAACCCTGCTGAACCAGCCGTCTTCGACGCCGGATACGATGCGCTGGACGATATCGACAACGAGCTAGGCCAGCTTGACGCCGACCCGCTGGCCGTGTTCTCCGATCTGCTCCTGGACACCGATCTACTCGTTGCGCTAGACCCCGATGACCTATCCGACCCGCTGGCAGCGTTTCGCTGGTTCTCCGGCGAAAGCGTCTTCAGCGAAGCGGGCAACGACGAATGGTTCGCGCCATGATCTGCATGAGCGACAGCGATTACATCCGCTACATCGTCAGCAGTCTGCAACTCGCCGAGACCTGTGCAGACGATGCGTTCCCCGCGCAGGTTGAACTGCTGTGGAGCGTCGTTGGGCCGCTGAGCGCGTGCGATCTTGAACTGCGCTACCTGCTGACCCGGCTACAGGCGATCAAGTTGTTGATGGGCTGCTACGCTCGACAGATTGACACCCGCACCGGCCGCACTGAGCGCCACAGCCGCAGCACCGCAACCAGCCGCGCGGACGGCTGGTCTCAGGCCACAAGCCAAATGGCAAGCGTCGGGTTCTCCGACGCCGTGGGCGAAAACCGGTTCCGTGATCTGTCCGTAGGCAGCAGTGACAGCGCCAGCGATAGTGCGGACTGGTCGCAGAGCCGCAGCCGCGGTGCGAGTCGCTTTGACGACACGGGCAGCGGCGCTGGACAAGCCGACAGCAGCGCCACGCGCACGGCGCGCAGCAGGCGCTTCTCCAACGAGACCAACCGGACTGACACATCATCCAGCCACACCGGCCGGCGCGGCGGCTGCAACTACACTTTCAGCCAGAGCGCAACCAAAGGGCACGGCATCAATGTGCTTTTGGCTGGCGGATCCCGCACCGGCACCAAGAGCACATCGGACACCTGGATACAGGATAGTTCACAGTCGAGCGACATTGCATCGTCTCGGACTGACGCCCTGCGCACCAGCCAAGCGCGCAGCACGAGCAATGCCCGCAGCCTGCGCACATCGTCCAGCTACTTCAACGCCCTGGCAGACGGCCACGATTGGACAACGAGCCAATCCCACGGCGAGGCGCACAGCACATCGGCCCGCGACGCATCAGCCCACGCCCACGGCCTGGGCACCGGCAATCAGCAGTCGAAAGACCGGTCTGAGATGACAAGCCGCGGCGATAATCAGGCGCACGACGAAAGCGCCAGCCGCAGCGACGCGACCCGTACCGGGTTTTCGATCATGGACGACGCCAAGGCACATCAGCGGTTCGAGCATTTGCGGATGCTCTATGACAACACGCAGATGCTTATCGACATCAAGCGCGAGCACATGCGCCGTTCTGGGCGTATCAATTTTGGAGCTATCCTGACATGCTCGATGGACGGACTATGCCGCGTGCCAACCGCGGCGCGACGATCAGTGTAGCCTGCCTGCTGTTGCTGGCGCTGTTGCTGTTGCTCCCGCCACTTTGGCAGCCTGGAAGCACAGTCGGCAGCAATTGCGGCTGCGGCTGGCCGGGCTGCGGCTGCTTGGAGATGACGCTAGAGCCGTACAACGCGCCAGCGCCGAACTTCACGCCCTGGGCTGGCGTGGACGTGGTACCGCCTGGCAATCCACCGGCAGCACAGCCGACCGTGACGCAAGCCGCGCCACCGGCAACGCCAGCACCCGCGCCCACATCGCCCATTCCCACGGCGCTACCCGTCCCGACCCAAGCGCCGATCCCGACGCAGGCGCCATTTCCGACGCCGGAGATTTTCGACCAATGAGCGCCACAGATGATCTGATGCTTGACATGCTCGTGCAGTCCGTCGCGTGCGGCGATGACGGGCTGCGCGAGCTGCTGGAAGCGGAAGCGCCGACCATCTGGTGCATGACGGCGGATTGCCGCGCAGACCTGCACTATTTGCAAGCGCAGCTTGGCGTGATTGACTACGCCATGCTCTACGCGCGCAACCAAATCGACCTGGCGAATTCGCGGGAAAATTCATACGGCGAGAGCGTCTCCACCGCATCCAGCCAGAACGACACGGAGGGAACGCGCAGCAGTGCATACAAAAAGTGCGGCTGGTCCAACGCAACATCATGGCAGCAGTACGAGCGCAACAGCGCGCAGCACGACCGGGCGCGCTCCGACAGCGTGAGCAGCTCCAACGCGGCCAGCGAGGCTACAAGCTGGGATCGTGGCCGACAGTCCGCGCAAGGCTGGGCGGTCTCCTGGGACAACGCGCTGGCGACCAGCGACGCAACCGCAACGACGCAGGCACGTTCCTCCGATGTGCGCGACAGCCAGTCGAGCAGCGGAACGCCAGCCTGGGACGGCAGCGGATCAATCGACACCGGGCATTTCGATCCCGAATTCACCCCGCCGTCATTCGACATTGACTTTCCCCCGTTGTCGTTCACATTCGACCCAGGCAGTTTTTCGATTGACGACACCATCGACAACGACTACAGCAACCCCGGCCCACATCTGCCATTCTGCGGCGACGAAGACAGCCCGTGCGAGCCGCTGGCGAGCATGGGGCGCGGCTGGAACGTAAGCTACACCGTGGCGCTTTCCATCGTCGGAATTTCCGTCTCCGTCACGTGGGGCAGCGGCGGCAATTTCCGCCAGTCGTTCATCTGTTCGTCCGGGCGCACGTCCGGTACGGGCATTGCATGGTCTGAAAGCAACGCCACGGCGCTGGACGTGTCAGAGAGTGACGGCGCGAGCACGGCGCACGACGAAAGCCTGACCCAGCACGACGCCCACCGGCGCGCCAGCAGTTTCAGCGACGCAGACAGCGCGGGAAGCGCATCAGCCCGCGGGATCATGCGCAGCCGCGGCGAGACCGACAGCGGCGCGGACAGCGCGGGCCACTCCGAGCAGTCCGCAACCGGCACCAGCGCGCAGCACGGTAGGAGCTACAGCCAGAGCGACAGCAGGAGCTACGACGACAGCACCGGAACCAGCGAGGCGCGCTACTGGTCTCAGATTTTCCGCTCGTTGCAGGATATGTGGGAACGGGTTCTGAGTGAAATCAGGCAAGCGGAAAGCCTGTATCATGCATCAGCGCCCGCGCTGAGCGGCATCATCCCGGCCACCTGGGCGCGGCCTTGCTGTGATGGCCGCGCACCGTCCCACATGACAACCCGGCCGCGGCCCGTGCGCGTCCAAATGCCAGCAAGGCGCGCGCTGTCCACCACTGCTTGCGCCGTAGGGGTGCTCCAATGATCTGCAACATTGCAATCAACCAACGATGCTCCGACAACATGACCCCCGGCCGCGAGACGTTCCCCGGCCCCGCGGCAATCGTGCTTGTGGCGTTGGAGCACAGCATCGACCAGTACCACGCGCTGACAACCGCACCCGTGGCGCGCTGGTATCCGACCGCGCACCCCAAGAGCGTGCATTACGCAGTGGATTTGTCCGGCAACGTCTACCAGTACGTCCAGGATCAAAACACGGCCTGGAGTATCGACGCGCTGCACAATCCCACGTGGCCTGGCATCCAAGCCGCAACCGACCCGGCCAGCCAGTTCCTGTTCATCGGCCTTGAGGGTGCGGGCGTGCTGAGCAACATCAGCGCCACATCGCTGGCCCGGCTGCTGTGTTGCCTGAGTGTGGAGCACAGCCTGGCGCTGAGCGATGCAACCGTCATCGTGGCGCGTGACCTGGACGACCGGATAGATACGCTGTGGAGCGTACCGGACAACCTGATTGCGCTGGCAATCAGCGAGTGCCAAAACGGCATGACGGTCAACGACCTGGTGCGCTGCTGCGAGGACAACACCGCAGCAATCGCCGCTCTTACGGCGCGGGTTGATGACCTGGAAGCGCAGGTGTGCGCCATCACCGACGAGGACGGCCCCATCGTCGCGCTTCAAAATGCCGTGGCAGGTCTGCAAGCTGGCCTGACCGAGCTACAATTGCGCGTCCTTGCGCTGGAAGGCGGGCAGGGAGATTGGGCGCAACAGTTCGCCCAACTCGCCCAGGCAATCGCGCAACATCAGCTTTGCATCGACGCCATGTGTCCGCCCGCCAGTCCTGCGGCAAACATCGAGTACTACGGCGGACAACTGCCGTTCACCGCGCTGACGCCCAACTGGCTGAACCTGCCCACCCGCGTTTCGGATACCGTCCCGCCGTCCGTCATGACCGGGCCCATGTGGGCCGCAACGCTGGCGACCGCTGGGACGTACTTTGTCGAGGCGCGCGCGCGTTTCGCCATTGGCGATTGGTGCGCGGCCAAACAGGCTTGGCTTGATCTGGTAGTCAACACCGGAGCAATCCGGCTGCACACCGTGACCATTGCGGCCGGAGGCGTCCAAAGCGTTGAGCTTGTCGGCACCACTACGCTGCAAGTCCCCCCAACGGCAGTACTCCACCTGAGCGCGCAGAGCAACGACACCACAGCGTTGGCACGCGTCATTGATCTGGCTTGGATCAAGATCACGAGGATTTGAGAATGAACATCACACCTATCTACACGCACCCATCACGCTATCTGGTGCGCGGCGCGCCGACAGTGGCGATCATCCTGCACGAGGTCAACGAGCCGTTGGGCGCGCTGGGGTCTCGCATCGGCACGAACCTGATCAACGCGCTGAAGCCCACGGCGCACCAGTCCTACCACTACGCCGTTGATGGCGCGGCCGTTCACGCGTTTGTCGATCCCGCGCAGGCAGCGCGGGCGCTGGACGACACTGAGATACTCACCGGCTGGAGCGTACAGGCCGGATTTGTGGGCGTTGACCCTGACAAGTACACGATCAACATCGCCGTGATCGTCGGGTCTGCACCCATCGGCGACAATCTGTGCATCCCCTGTTGCGGCCGCGAGTACTCGCCGGTCATGATGTGGAACCTGCGGCGCCTGATCCACCAGCTGGCCGATGATTATGAGATCGACGTGTCCGGCGACTCGCTGTGGCTGCATGGCGACGAACTGTGCGACATCTGCCTGGACGATCTGCGCATCCCGCCCGAAATCGTCACGCCCGGCGAGGAGGATTGGCTGTGTGATCGGCTGGCAGACCTGCCAGTGGGCGATACTGATCCAGTCGCTCTTGTTGGCGCTGACTGCTCAGTATACCCTCCTGGCGCAATCGTTGGCGCTGGGCTGTGCGAGGCCCTGGGCGACCTGCCAGCAAGCGCCAACCCGCAGCCGCACATGTGCAATACGCTGGTCGTCACCGACGCCTGCGAGACGATCCCCCTGGATGATGGCGATTGGGAAATCTACCGTTCCGGCGGCGTCTGTCAGACTGGCCGGCAGACACCCGGCAACACCGCATCAGGCGGCTACTCAGTAGCATCTGGACAATTGACTGTAGCCAGCGGGCCGCACTCACACGCCCAGAACCGGCAGACCATCGCCAGTGGGGCAGAGTCGCACGCCGAAGGCTACCAGACCCAAGCTACTGGCAACGCCAGCCACGCCGAGGGCCGCGGCACTGTGGCGAGCGACGACGACAGCCACGCCGAGGGCCGCGATACGCTGGCATCGGGGCACGCCAGCCACGCCGAGGGGCGCGACACCATCGCCGCTGGCACTAAAAGCCACGCGACCGGCGAGGGCAGCGTGGCGCTGGGCAACTGGTCAAACGCCAGCGGCTACATGACACTGGCGGCCAAAGAGGCATCGACCGCGCAAGGCTGGATGACCATCGCGGATGGCATCAACTCCAACGCCCGCGGCGAGGGTACGCAGACCAAAGCCCGCAACGCCGAGGCAAGCGGGCGGTTCGCGGTCGCCAATCTGCAATCCGAGCACGCGTCGGCTGATAGCATGTTCGCGGCCGTTGGCGACTCGCAGCGCCGCCTGATCCATGTGCGCGACCTGCGCGCCCACACCGCCGCCGGGTTCTTTCCCCTGAACGTCTGGGGCGAGGGTATGGGCATCGACGTTGAGCCGCATGCCGTGTTCAACCTGCGCGCGCAAATCGTCGGCGCGACCGAGGGCGCGGCGCAACGCTGGGCGTACAACGTGACCGCGTGTGTGTCAAAGCCTGGCCCGGACGACGCGGATCTTGTTGTAGATGCGCAGTCCGTCACGGCGCTATTTGAGAGCGACAACGAATACACCGCGGACGTGTACGCCAACACAACCAGCGGCCGCGTGGAGGTGCGGGTGGGCCGCACCGCGGACGGCGCACCCTACACCATCCGCTGGTTTGCTGTGATCGAAATCGCGCAAGTCGCGTTTCCAACTCTCTTGTAGGAGTACCCAATGACCATCTTGAACAAGCCTTTTCACGCCACCCGCGCGCACTCGCGCGGCGTCAACACCGTGCAGGCCATCATCCTGCACGAGATCAACGAGAGCGCCGGGCAGGTTGACGGCAGGATGCAGACCGCGCTGACCCATGTCGGCCTGGCGCATCAGTCCTACCACTACGCCGTGGACGCGTCCGCCATCCGGGCCTATGTCCCCATCACCGACGCCGTGTACGCCATCGCGGACACTGACACCATGTCGCCCTGGACGATTGCCGCGGCCAACCCCAGCATCGAGCCTGACCTGTACACGGTCAACGTGGCCGTGCTGATCGGCGCGGCACCGATGAGCAACCCCTGCGTGCCTGGCTGCGAGCGCACCTACCCGGCGCAGCTGCTCCAAAACCTACAACGCCTGCTTGCCATGATCGGCATCGCCGCCGAGATCGACATCACCGACACCGAGGTCGTTTGGCGGCACGGGACGGAGCTCTGCGATCTGGACGTTGAGCCGCTCTTGGAGCCAATCGAGCCGCTCGACCCCGGCCAGGAGGATTGGCTGTG